TTTAGTAAGTTAATGAAAGTTAGACAAGTCATTGCTGAAGAAAAAATTAACGATACGATTGAATTAGTTCAGAATATAATTGACCAAGGAAAAAAGGTTATTATTTTTACTAATTTCACAAATACATTAAATAAAATTGCCGACCATTTTGGTAAACAGGCGGTTAGATTAGATGGGTCAACCTCTAAATCTATGAGACAACACGCAGTTGACCAATTTCAGGATAATGAAAAGATTACAGTTTTTGTTGGTAACTTAAAAGCCGCAGGTGTTGGGTTAACCTTAACCGCCGCTGAGGCCGTAATCATGAATGATTTATCTTTTGTTCCGTCAGACCACACACAAGCGGAAGATAGAGCGTACAGATACGGTCAAAAATCTAATGTATCGGTTTATTACCCAATATTTGAAAACACTATTGAGGGTGCGATTTATGACATTTTAATAAAAAAGAAAAATATATTTGAAACCGTTATGGGGGACAATTTAGATAAGGCCGACTTTATTGAAGAAGTGATGAATAGAATAAACAATCGCAGATAATTTGAAACTTCCGCTTATTTATAATAATAAAATAAGCCTTATGAAAAATATTGAAAAAAAAATTGACCTCATAACCGAAAAAATTAAAACGGTTGAAAAAAATGAGAATCAAAAACTTTTCTTAAACGAAATGAAAAGAATTGGAATCGAACGATTACCATACGCCTACTCAGCCCTGAAACAATTTATTGACTCAGAAACTATGAACTACCATTATAATAAACATTATAAAGGTTATGTTGATAAATTAAATTCTGCTCTTAGTAAAAAAAAATATGGGGATTTAGAGTTAGAAGAAATTATAAAATCAATAAGTAGATTTGATAAAAACATTAGAAATAACGCAGGTGGTGCTTTTAACCACGCGTTATTTTGGAAAATGTTAACCCCTGAAACTCAAAAACCTCACGGTGAAGTTTTAACTCAAATTAATAAAGATTTCAAAAGTTATAATTCATTTAGAATTAAATTTGAGGAAGTTGCAAAAGAACGATTTGGTTCTGGATGGGTTTGGTTAGTTTTAACAAAGACTAATAAATTAAAAATTGTGTCCACAGCAAATCAAGACAATCCTTTAATGAACGTTGTTGAAGATGGTGGTTATCCAATACTTGGATTAGATTTATGGGAACATGCTTACTATTTGAAATATAGAAACAAAAAAGATGACTATATTAAAAACTTTTGGAAATGTGTTAATTGGGAATTTGTAAACAAACTTTACCAATTAAAGGTTGAATCTAAATTAAATGAAAGTCTTATGTTAAAAACAGTTATCTCTGAAGGTAAATCTGAAAGATGTGGTAGAGATACTAACGAGGCAATTAGATTTATATTTAATATCAACCCAAAAGTTAAAGAAATTTTTAAAATGAGTGTTAATAAAATGATGAAAGAAGTCTTTCCTGAAAACTTTTATGAGAATAACGAATTTGCCCCTGGTGAGATGTCAGGAGTTTATAATTTAGAAGGTGATGGACGTTCAGTAATTAACAAATTAAACACAAATTATAGTTGTTTCTGTGTTCTACTAAACGATATTAACCAAGTACTTAAAAAACAAGATAAACCTGAAATTAAAATGATTGGCCTAACACCATCTGAACAAATTAGTGAAGTTAAAAAACTTGTTAAAGTACTAGATGATTATAAGTTCAGAATTTTTTCTCAAAATTCCTCAACATTTCAAAACTTAATGAAAATTTTAACTCAAACTAATAGTTGGGGGCAAAAAAGAGAGGATGAAACAGTTAAGATTCTTAAGAAAAAATTTGGTGATGATAACGTTATTTCTGTTGGTAAATTAGGAAGTAAAGAAGATATGATTGATGGTATTGACTGTGAAATCATAGTTGATGGTGTTAAATTAACAAGTCAGGTTAAACCGTTCACCTATCTAAAAAATGTTGATGGTGAAATTCATGTCTCAGGTTCCGCAAATGTTAAAAAATATTCAACTGATTGGTTAATATTTACAAAAAATAATAAAGAAGTGTTAGTTTTTAGTAATAAAAATACTAAGATAATTGGGGGTCAATATGTTTTCTCGGAATCTAATTTAATTTACCGACTAAATTGATATTTATATAGAAACGAAAAACATGGCAATAATACCAGAAAATGAAAGAAGCCCATTATATACTAAAGTAAGACATTTACTTGGGGCACCTCTACGTTCGGTTGAATTAGAGGACGAACAAATGGATACGTTATTGGAATTCGCAATTGACGACTATTCTCAATACGTACAAAATTGGTTAATTGAATCTCAGTGGTCAAATCTATGGGGATTAAACTTAGACACACAATCTTTATCAAGAGCTTTTGTTACAAAGACATTAGACTTTGAAACAAGATATACTTACGCCTATTCTAAAATTGTTGGGTTACAAGCTGGTGGTGATTGGGTCCTTAAAAAAGACTATATACAATTAGTACCTAATCAACAAATTTACGAAATACCCGCACATAGAGAGATTAACGAGTTATTATGGTTTACACCATCAGACTTAAATGGTGTATATTTTGATGCTTTTTCATTTGGAGGTTTAGGTGGTGGTGGAATTGGTGGACCTGGTGGTTTTTCACAAATGGGTAATACGGGGTCATATTTTATGATGCCAGCATTTGATATGTTATTAAGAATGCAAGAAATTAATATTCAAAGAAGGATTATATCAGGAGATTTAACCTATACAATAACCGCGTTACCTGAAGGTAAAAAAGCAATTCATTTAATGAATACACCTGGTGGTAAATTTGATTTTGGTAATAGAAATTTAAATAGGGGTAAAGTATGGTATTGGTATTATGATGTTGGTCCTGAAGATAGAGACAAATGTTTAAAAAATAATCCTGACATTATTAAAATGCCTTCAGATGTTCCTTTAGATAAGTTTTCTTGGCCCGAATTAAATAACCCCGCAAAACAATGGGTTAGAAGATATTTCATTGCAACTTGTAAAGAAACTTTAGGTAGAGTTAGAGGTAAATTTAGTGGTAACATTAAAACACCTGATAGTGAATTAACAATGGATTATACTAGTTTATTAACTGAAGGTAAAGACGAAAAACTTAAATTAGTAGAGGAATTAATTGGTGTTGAGGGTACTTTAGCCAGATTAAAACCTGATAAAGTAATGGAGCGTGAAGCTCTTTTGGCGGAGAATTTAAACAAATCACTTAAGTTTAGAGCAATGCCAAGACAAATATATGTAATCTAATATGACAATAAGAAAAAATTTTGGTAGAAAACAAATTGGGGATAAAATATTTGTTGGGGGTAGAGAAACTCAACCGCCCGTTAGTATGTCTCAAAACCCCGAACTTAGATTAGTTGTCAGAGAACCTAATTATAGTACTAATGGTGAAGAGTTTATATTAGTTAAAGATGTTGAACAATCAAAAATAACTTTAAACTCAGACACTACAGAATATATTGTTATTAAAACATTAACAAAAGTATTAATTGTTCCTAGTAAAAATAAAATTGACGAGTACTATGACGAAATTTTAATCGATAAAGGCGCTTGTGTTGAATTTCTTATGATGGACGATGTTTGGTACATTATATCCTCTGATGGATTAAAGTTAAGTTAATTTATAAACTTTTCCCACCCTTCAGACGCTAATTCATATATATAATCAGGGCTCATTCCTCTTTTATCCCAATATTTAACTTCACCATCAGATAAAGTTAACACTTCCTCTAAGGTATCTTGGTCACCCTCTTTAAATGGTACTCCATTAATTAATTCACATTGTCCCTTAGTAAAAAAACCACGGTCTTCAGGATTGTTTACAATTAATCCGTTTCTAACTTCTTCTTTGAATACTACTAATAGGGGGGCAATTCTTTTATTAAAGGTTGTTATGGCTCTTTGTATGTTATATTCGCCTTTCATGTTTGGATTATTCTCAATCTCAGTTGGTTCTAACATATAACAATTAAGTTGTATTATTGAGGTACTTTTATTCTCAGGTTCTTTACCATTTTCTTGGGAAAATAAATCTAATTCTTTTTTAGTATAGTTAGCTTTAGTAATTTTTTGAACATCACCATGAGAAGCTCTTAATCCGTTATTTACATAATAAATAACATCACCTAACTGAATGTTTAGATTATGTTTGATGGCTAACTCCATATGAGCCATTCTACTCATTAAGGAACCGGCTTTGGTTTTTTGAGTACAACGTTTTTTATAATCATCTAAAGATAATTTAACTTTAGCTCTTTGGGCAATTTTCATTAAAGGAATTTCTAAATTAAATATTTTCTGAACATACTCGTAGTACCACTCAACAAATTCTTGACCTTTACCCTCAAGTAATTGTTTAACCCCTTTATCTAAAAAGTCCTCAATGTATAGTGGTAATTTTTTAGATTTAATTGTATTACCAGTTAATTTAACTTTACCACTTGACTCCATAACAGCATAGTTCTTACGAGCCAAGTTAATACATGACGGCCAAGTACCATCAGTATCTAAAGCCATTTCACCTCTCATGAATAAATCGTTAAATTCTGCAACGTCCGAATCATCACCAGTGTATTCCTTACCTTCTTTAACTTTCCAGTTAAGACCTTTACCAATATAACGTCTATTTTCCCACCCCTCAGGTTTAGCAAAGTTGACACCGTCAGTATCCATTACAAGTGGAGTGTAACCTTTCTTAATAAAGAACTTAATCATCTGACGAAGATATTGTCTACCTGTACAGGTAATTTGTTCCCCCATATACATATCACCCCACGCAAATACTTGAGGTGCGGATAACGCTCCAAACATTGAGTTAATAAAAATCTTAATCGGTAATTGTTTACGGTCATAAGATAATGATTTCTTTTTATCCACATCATAAAATTCTGACGCCAAGTTTTTATACATAATACGAGCATTACGGAAATAAGATAACATTCCTTTCATCGCGCCTCTAACATCACATTCAGGGAATACGTCATGTACTAACTGAATTGATGGATATAGAGAAGAGTAGTCAAGTTTTAATACGTTTCTTGAATACCCTACTTTAAGTAGTCTTGATAAACCACCAACAAATTCTGTCTTTTCTTGTTTTTTTGGGATTGCTAATTTGTATTTATGAGACCAAGCTAACATTAACATTTTCCATAATGTTGCGGTACCCATTGTTGATACTCTTTCATATGTTGTAGGTACCATTGATGCTAATAGAAACGTTCCCTGATTAAACTCATCATCGACAGTTAACGTTTCCTCTAAGTCATCGTCAAGATAACGCTCAACTATATTATCACCTGTAACTTTAATGTAGGTACCAGGAAAACGAGTGTCTAAATTATTAAACTCAGGTTTATCCGCCCTCTTATATTTCCCATTAGTTACGTTTAACCAAAACTCTTCTTTATTGGCATACATAGAACCAATTTCTTCATGGGGGATGTATACACGGTCAGGCGCTTCAGCATTAATGTATTGAGTTATATATTTCAAACCCGCCGATTTAATACTTGAGTTAATCGCTTGAGCTCTACGGACAGAGTGAATGATGTCGATAATGTTATACCCCCATAACCCTGTTTGAACAAATCTCTCAACCTCGTTAGCAAGTTTTAACATACCATCCTTTTGAGAGATTGGTCTTGATGGGTTTAGTGATTTTGATATCTTTTTAATGTCTAAGTTTAGAGCTTTACATCTTTCGAATATCCAAAACCAGTCAAAGTTAAAAGAGTTATATCCACCAATAATTGATGGTTTTAATTCATCTATAATTCTAAAAAATTCTACAATACCTCTTCTTTCTTGGTCTTCGTCAGCACATTCAATAACTCTTTGGAATCCTTTATTAGTTTTGATTCCTATCATAAATATACGACCGTCTTTAGGTTCAAGAGAGGTCGTTTCTAAGTCGAATCCGAGTCTCGTGATGTCATTATATTCCTCGTACCCTTTGAATAACCTCTTCTCCCTTGAGATTAGATATTGTTCTACAGGAGGAAGAACTAAGATTAAATTTTTAGCTCGTTCTGACCATGGGTCTAACCCACCGTCCCTAAAAAATTGTATTAATGTTCGGTATCCTTTTAAAGATTTGACCATGAACTTAAGTCCTTGTTCTAATCTTTCATTACCTTCAGTTTCTAACTTATCTATAACAATACCATATTTAGTCATTGCGGCTTTCTGTTGGTCCTTAGAAGATGAATAAAAATTCAAACCTCTTAAGTCACCAACCCAAGCAAATGCCGTGAAAGTATCTTTTTTGATTATTTTACCTTGGTCAGGTATTTCTTTAATTTTATATATAGAATCTGTGACATAATCAAACTCTATGGCCACAATATGTTCTTCAGGGTCACTCCCCTCAAGAAACGACTTAATTTCTTCTTGACTTATCACTATAAATTATGTTAGTTGGTGTATTAGCTACCGAATAAGGTCGGCATTTACCTTCGTAAATAAATATAGGTTTTGTTTTGTTTTATATCAACTAAGTTTTTGAAAATATTTTGCAATTCTTTGACTTAATCTAACTCTTGGGTCGTCATGAGTTCTACCCAAAACATGATATGGAACTATAAACCCAAAACTTAAAAAAACTCTTCTTGAGTTAAACTCTTCGGTCCAATGTTTGTATAAAGACGCCTCAAAACAGTATAAGTCTTTTTGTTCTATTACAGGTGAAGAACCGTCTATAAAAATTTTGTAATCTTCTGATAACACACTTATGTTACACTTATAATTTATGTAACCATCAATTGATGCGTCATAGTGGGGTTGTACTCTACCACCTTTTTTCATATCAACCGCTTGAATAAAGATATTATCAAGGGGTAGGTTATTCTTTTCAGATATCCTTTTAAAAATATTTTTGATAATTTGGGGTGTCTCTTGATTTGAAACTTTAGAAACTGATTGAAACTTTGTAATGTAGTTTGTAAGTTCGGTATTTGAGATGTCTATAACACAAGATTTTCCCTTTAGTGTTTTTGAGATTTCACTTAAGTGGTGATTCGGGGTTCCGTCTTCAGGGTTTAACGAATCTACCCAATCAACAATTATTTTGACCTCATCATTACTGATAAAATTTTT